ATGACTGGTCAGAGATTCCAAACGTGAACTATTCAGGTGAGTGCCCAGAATTACCACTCAGCCGCACAGTCCTGAAAGACGGTGAGCCTGTTGAGATACCAATTGAGAAGCGAACCCGCAACTGGTGGAACGCGCTGATTCAGATGCCTCATTGCATTTTGTGGCAGGAATCAGATTGGGCTTTTGCCGTTGACACCGCGATGGTTCACGCTATGGCCAACCACGGCGCAATCTCAGCGATGGCAGAACTACGGATGCGCGAGAAGGTCATGGGGACAACCGTTGACGCTCGCAGAGACCTCAGAATCCGTTATGTAGAGATTGAAGAGGAAGCGCCACAGTTAGAGCTAGTTTCAAGCATGGATGAGCGCCGCCAAAGATTGCTAGATGCGTGAACGAATTACCGCCGACATTCATGACCGCAGCCGCTCACTAGGTTGGATCGCTGTCTGGTGGATTGAAACTTTTTGTGTTCACGGACCGGGCGATGTTCAAGGCGAGCCAATTGAGCTAGATGAAGAGTTTGCAGGGTTTGTTTTGGACGCTTATGCGCTCGACACCGTTGGTCGCAGACTCTATGACTCGGCATTTATCTCCCGCGCTAAGGGCCGAGCCAAATCAGAACTAGCCGGATTTATCACGCTGTTTGAAGCGATGGGGCCAGCAAGATTTGATGGATTCGCCCAGGGTGGTGAAAGCTACGTCAGAGACGGATTCACATACGTTTACGCTGTGGGAGAGCCACTTGGCAAGATAGTCACAGCGCCCATTATTCGCTGCCTAGCGACTGAGGAAGGTCAAGCTGGCAACACTTATGACAACATTTATTTCAACCTTTCAGAGGGGCCGCTATCAAATGGGCTTCCAAGGGATGCCGCTGGACTGACAAGGATTTTTCTACCAGGTGGCGGCGAGATTATTCCATCTACCGCATCCAACAGCGCCAAGGATGGGGGTCGAGAAACCTACGTGGTTTTTGATGAAACACATTTATACAGCTCACGCGAGCTTAAGAAAATGTATGCAACAGTCAGGCGAAACCTTGCCAAGCGTAAGGGAGCAGAGCCCTGGTCCTTAGAAACCTCGACAATGTATCTACCGGGTGAGAAGTCAGTTGCAGAGGAAACACACGATTTAGCCAAAATGATTTCAGAGGGCAAAGTCAAAAGACAGCGCCTTTTGTTTGATCACCGTGAAGCTGACGCAGACATTGACCTGACTGATGAAGTGCAAGTCAAAGCCGGCATTGTTGAGGCTTATGGGCCCTTTTCAGCGGTCATGGATTTAGAACGAATCATGTCTGAGTTTTATGACCCACGGAATGACCCTCAGGATTCGCGGCGCTACTATTTCAACCAGCCGACCAGCTCCAAAGACGCTTGGGTCAGCGCTCCAGAGTGGGCCGCTACTTATGCAGCCAAGGAAGTCGGCAAGACTGAGGAAATAACCCTCGGTTTTGACGGTTCTAGAAAACGTAACCGAGGTCTGACAGACGCAACCGCATTGATTGGTTGCCGGGTCTCAGATGGCCACTTATTTGAGATAAAAGTCTGGGAGCAACCAGAGGGCCCAGCGGGTCAAGATTGGGAAGTCCCAATCACTGACGTTGACAATCAGGTCAGGCAAGCTTTTGAGGACTACAAGGTCATTGGCATGTTTGCTGATCCTGCAAAGTGGGAAAGCTACATCGCTCAGTGGGAAGCCGATTTTGGCAAGAAACTGAAAGTCAAGAGCTCTGCCAACCACCCAATTGAATGGTGGATGACAGGAAACAGGTCTTATTTAGTAGTTAGAGCGCTGGAGCAGTTCCAAAACTCAGTCATTGACAAAGAGCTGACTCATAATGGCTCAGCCTTGTCTCGACACGTTCTCAACGCTCGCCGCAGAATCAGCCGCTCAGGAATCTCAATTGGAAAAGAACACCCAGAGAGCCCAAACAAAATTGACGCAGCCGTTGCCGCTGTCCTAGCTTTCCAAGCTCGACTTCAAGCCCTGTCCAAGGGTGAGGCAACCAAAACCACATTCGTGCCAAGGCGCATAAGGTAAGGAACTTTTTATGGCAACCCAGCTTGATAACTCGCAGCAAAGCCTTCTAAAAACGCTTGCAAAAGAGCAGCTTAGAATGAACCTGCTTGAGCGTTACTATGACGGGGATGCTCCACTCCCAGAGGGCGCTGACGGTCAATCACGCGCCTATCGCAGGTTCCAGAAAAAGGCTCGCCTCAACTTGGCACAGCTATCAGTCGCGGCAGTTCGTGAGCGGATGCGTATTGGCGGATTTAGAACAGGCGCAGACGATGACGAGAACGGCGATGCAGCCGCTCGCCGTCTATGGAAAGCAAACAAACTCGATGTTTACTCAGCCGACCTCCACAGCTTTTTCCTAAAGTTTGGCGAGGCTTACGCCATCGTTGGAATGAAAGATGGCAGGGAATACCCACTGGTGACAGTTGAGGACCCTAGGCAGATTCACACCTATTGCAACCCAGAGGACCCCTCCGAAATCTATGCAGCGGTGAAGGTGTTCTCTGAGGCGGGCTATCACCACGCTTATTTCTACTACCCAGACCAGATTCAGGTGTTTTACAAAGAGAATGACACCAGCTCTTTTGATTCTGATGGATGGGTCTACGATGAGGAATCAAGCGGGCCAAACACTCTTGGGGAAATTCCAATTGTAAAATTCACCAACCAAGATGAAAAAGGCGAGTATGAGCCATACCTAGACATTATTGACCGCATCAACCACATGATTCTCCAGCGCCTAGTTATTGCAACCACACAGGCGTTCAAGCAAAAGTGGATCAAGGGCGATTTTCCAACTCATGACGCAGACGGCAATGAAGTTGATTACAACGGATTATTTGAATCAGCACCGGGCTCCATGTGGGTACTCCCAGAGGGCGCTGACATTGGAGAACTGGACCAGAGCAACATTCAGGACATCCTTCAGGCAGTAAGAGCTGACATTCAAGATTTTGCGGCAGTCACCAGAACCCCAATGCACTACCTAAGCCCAGACGGTGCAAACCAGAGCGCTGAGGGTGCATCGCTTTCCCGTGAGGGTTTGGTGTTCAAGACTGAAGACCGTATCGCCAGGGCAACTGTTGGCTGGTCAAAAGTTATGTCACTGATGTTCAAATACATGGGTGACACTGAGCGTTCAATGTTGCTAGACCTTGAGCCAATTTGGCATTCACCAGAGCGCTACAGCCTCTCTGAGCGAGCCGATGCCAACAGCAAGTTCCAAGACCTCCCATTCCGCTCAAGGATGACCCTAGTTGGTCAGTTCAGCCCAGCTGAGATTGCGGAGATGGAAGTTGAAAGGGCAGGCGAGGCAATCTTGACTGAGGCGCTATTTGGGACACCTCAAACTCCAACTGAGTAATGGCAACGCAGAGAGAATTACTTGACGCATACAACTCCCTAAGTTCACGGCTAGTTCGTGGCCTTGGTGTTCGAGTTGCTGGCGCGTTCACCAATCTAGGCTCATGGCGTGACGCTGATTTTGAGCGGTTCACAAAAATGATTGAGCCAACCCTTACCGGGGGCAGACTTCAAGCGGCAAAACTCCAAGTTGGTTTCTATCAACAGATGGCAAGGGCGCGGGGAGAAGCTTTTAGCGCTCCGAGCATTTCGGCTAGTGACTTCACAGTCCCCAAGCTTAGAAAAGGCGCAGCGGCTCAAGAGGTCTATCGCAGACCGTTCATTGATGTCTACACCGCTCTGTCTCAGAAAAAAGACATGACCCAGGCCATCTTTGCAGGTGCCAACCGGATCAGTTCAATCGTTTCAACGGACATGCAACTGGCTAGGCGCAACGCCGGGTTCATGGCGCGTGTAAAGAATGACAACATCGTTGGCTATGCAAGAACCCTGACCGGTTCTGAGAATTGTGCATTGTGTTACACCGCGAGCACCCAGCGCTACACCCGAGGCGAACTGATGCCCATTCATCCTGGTTGCGATTGCGGCGAAATGCAGATTTATGGCGATCAGGACCCTGGACAAGTCATTGACCAAATCCGACTAGACGCAACCCATGAAGCCATTGGCGCACGATTCGGCTATCCAGATGGGGGCGCTAGAGACATCGGCCTTGGAAAAACTTACACGCGCAAAGACGGCACGATTGTCAGCGCCGATTACACCGCAATTGCAATTCGAGAGCATGGCGAATTAGGTCCCTTGCTCACAGTCGCGGATCAGCACTTCACTGGCCCCGGCTCAATTTAGTTTTCAGTTCACACTGAATAGCTCGCAACGAGCGCAATCACCAAATCCGAAACGGAGAGAAACATGGCTGAATCAACGGCGGTAGAAACCGCAACAACCGAAACAACAGACGAGGTGCAAGAGACTACCGAAACCGAAACCGAAACCCCTGAGCTGTCCGAAACGGATGCGCTAAAGGCAGAGGTTGGAAAATGGAAATCTCTTAGCCAAAAGTATGAGCAGCGTTCCAAGTCAAACAGCGCCGCTGCAAAAGAGCTGGATGAAATTAGAAAATCTGGGCTTACTGACACTGAAAAGCTTATTGAGCAGACTCGCGAAGAGACCTCACTGGCAATCAGAAAAGAGTATGCAGGAAAGCTAGTTGATTCAGAACTAAAAAACCTACTCAGTGGCCGTTCACTTGACGGCAGCTCATTACTTGATTTTGACAAAGCCGCGTTCATTTTGAATGACGGAAACATCGACTCAGAGGCAATTCAGTCATGGGTTGAGGCGCACAGCAAGAACGCTGAGCCAAAAAATCCAGACCTAGGGCAAGGTGCCCGAGGTCAGAACCCCGGCAAGTCTCAAATCCGCAGTAGAGACGAACTGACAAACATGTCACCCGCAGACATCATGGCAGCCACTAAAGATGGTCGCTTGGATGGCCTGATGGGGAAACACTAACTAATGAAAAGAGATAAGAATGGCAATTGACAACTTCATCCCGGAAATCTGGAGCGCCGGCGTAACACAGAGCTTTATCGCTAACCAGATTGTAATTCCAACCCTTAACACCCAGTATTCAGGTGACGCAACCCGTGGCAACACGGTTCACATCATCAACGCAACCACACCAACCATTGTTGACTATGCAGCGGCGGGTCGCTCAATCACCGCTGAGGCACTTGCTGACACTGAGGTCCAGTTGTTGCTAAACCAGGAAAAGGCATTCTCTGTGAACGTTGATGACGTTGACAAGGTTCAGGCCGCTGGTTCGTTCAACGCGTGGACCGATGCAGCTGGAAAGGCCCTAGCAGAGGACGCTGAGACCTATG